GAAGATTCCCATCTTCATCGCTTGGGCCTTGAGTGCGGCGTCGTCCATGAGCACACCGAAGCGTCGCATCGGTTCGGCTTCTCCCCGTAGGGCGGAACCGATAGCGTTGATAGCGTCCTCTGGGGATGAGTTATTGAATGATGCGAGATCCGCGGAGAGGGTGACTAGCTCCGTGGAGAAGTTGACGAGTGAAGCACCGGACAGGCCAGCGGATTTACCGAATTGGGCGAAGGTCGCTGAGGCTTCGAGTGCCTGCACACGGGTTTGGCCGAGGGCTGTGACTGCCGTGTCACCGAACTCGAGGACGGCCTTAGAGGATTGGCCGAAGATCACGCCGACTTTGTTTTGGGTCTCCATCAGGTCGGAGGCCGCCCCGACCGCATCTACGCCGAGTTTAACTGCGAACGCGCCAGCGGCCGCACCGGCAGCGATCAGGGCAGGGCCCAAGTATTTGCTCATGGATTGGCCGAAGCCTTTGAGCCCGGTCTCGCCCTGCTTTATTCCCTTGTTAAACTTTTTGAGGTCTGCCGCCAGGTATACGGTTAAAGTCTTGCCAGCCATTACATCACCGGCCATTTCCGGACAACACGATCGACCGCTTGGCCCCACTCTTCGAGTGCCGGCTTCTGGTACGAGCGGGCTTTAGCCAGCCAGTTATCCTTCTCGAATGGTGCGAAGGATTCACGGGCGTTACCTGTGTCGGTCGGGTAGCGGAGCATATTGGAGGACGCACCGCCCGATGTGCTTTTCTTTTGCTTCCCGATCATAACTTTTGGGAGCCGGTCGGATCCTGACCGAATATCGTTTGCGAGTACGTCGCCCCAAATGTCTACCTTCATGGCGGCTTTTTGGAACGCCGGAACCATGTGCTTATCGGCGATCGTTTTGGAGGACTGGCGGAGCTCTTTACCGGCTTCTTTACCGAGTTTGCCGAGGTCGCGGAGGAGTGGGCCTAAGCCATCGATATAGACGTCGAACTGCTTAGCCATCGCCTAACTCCTCTAATATCGTAACGACCTCGCGGCCGCTGAGTTTCTTCACTTCGCTGAGCGTCCAGCCTGTGCGTAATGCGAGCCGGACAAGTAGCCTGCCGTGGCTCCCCTCTACAAAGGGTCTGCGTCATCCTTCACGAGTTCCACCTTGACACGGTTTTTCCGTGCCCAACTTTTCACGGTTTTGAGATCCCCTGGCTCTTTGCCTTCGAGGTAGTAGTAGGCAATGGTGAGCCTCATGCCTTGCTCACTCGCTGGCCTGTTGCCTTGGAGATCCTCGTACATCATGAAATCGACGGGTAGCGTGTCGACTTCGACCGTTTCGTGATTGTCTGACTCGATTTTCAGTTGTGGATACATGGTGTTCCCCTCTACCTTGTGATTATGAGAATGTGACTGTGCCAGTGAATGACGCCGACACTGTGGCGACTCCATCCGCTGGGAATGTCAGGTCGCACGACTCGATCGACATCGCTGTACCTGACCACGCTCCCACGGCTGAATCAACACCAACGGCCACTGCGGTTCCAGCAGTGATCGCGGTTTGTAATGCGCTGTACATTCCAGCGTTTTCGTCGTACAGAAACTCTAGGCTCATCGTGCTGTTGAGATCGACCTGGTCGAACGCAACATCGCCGAGAGTTTTCGTGCGAATAATTGTCGGGGTTGTGTTAATCGTGCCCGAGGTGATCTGATCCTCGTACTGTGTTGCGCCAATGTCCACTGTGAACGCTGCGCCTGCAACTCCTACTGCTGTCATTTTCTTACTCCTTCATCCGTATCGAGACGTTGATTTCTGTGCTCATTACTGTGCCTTGGCCTCCTAGACTTAGGAGCTGCGGCGCGTTCACTGCGTCCACCACGAACGTGCTCGGGATCTCGGCTAGGAGAGTGTCGAGCGCGTCTTCAGTGGTCTTGGTTGCTGATTCGTTGTTGCGTGGGTTCACGTTCACGAGGACTCGCCACCGTACTTCGTAGTTCAGGGTCGAGCCGATCCGGTTTGGCCTGATCCACGGTGAGTCGGGGACGATCACTACTGACGGGGTTGCTGGTACGGCTGGGACTGTGTCGTAAATCCTGTAACCGTTTCCTTCGAGTGCTGTTATCAGTAGTTCCCGTGACTCTGTGGTGAGTGCCATTAGCCCACGACGCCCTTCATATCAAGATAAGGGGCGAGGACGGCCATGACCCTACGAGTGAGCCACACCGAAAGACGGTAGGGCCCTGGGGTGAAATCGACCGAGACGGCTTCCCCACCTGCACTTGTGCGGGCTTGGAACATCTCGACTGCCACCGACATGGCGGCCTCTTTCACGGGTGCTGCCTCATCGGTGAACGCTGTCGCCGTGACAAGGTAGCCGATCAGGATACATGCGGCATCGGCAACTTGATCGAGGACGCCGTCGTATGGGTCGACGTATTCGATGTCTAAGTTGTCGGCGAGTTCTTCGCCGGTTACGAGTGCCATTCTGATCGGCTACCTTTCGGGTTTAGTAGTCGAAAACGCGAACGATGCCAGCGGGCAAATACGCGGCAGTGGTTCCGTATCCATAAATGGATATGTCACGCCCGAGTTGTGCCACATTCTCAGCGGTTGCCAAACGTGGCCCATCTTCGAGCCAGCGAGCTGATGCCCCGTTGGTCACGATGGCGTTGTAGGCAGCGTTTGTGTCAAGCCACTTGGCGCGAATCACTGGCAAACCTGAAACGGTCACGCGCAGTGTTGAAGCGGTTGCAAGTCCTGACACGTTTGACACTGGGGTTGATTCCGGCATGAACGTCGACCAGCCACCGATTTTCTTGAATACGGCAGTGGAAACAAAAACTGCAGTGGCTGGTGCACCGGTTGCATCTTCAACGGTTACCGAACTGTTGAATACTGCCTCCCTGAATCCTGACCCAGTTGTGTCGGCGGCAAAGTCGTAGGATTCTCCACCAGCGCCGTCATTCCACAGGTCGCTAGTAAATTTGCGATCTGTCACTGCAGCGTACGACGAAAGCATGATGCGGTTGTGTGCATCCAAATACGATGGGCTGCTGCGCTCAAGGAGCTGGTAGGAGATATCCGACCCGGCGGCGTATGTTGCCAGTGTGGCGGTTCCTTTGTCCAGATCGATGCGTGCGCTGTTAACTTCACCTTTTTCGGTTGCTTGGGCTTCAACGTAGTCAGTAAGTGACCCGTCGAAGTATGGCCAGCTGATGTCCATACCTGAGACACCTGCAGACTCGGGGCCACCGACACCTTGAATGACGCGGCGGCCAAGGTCAATAATTCCCTTGACATCGAGTATCCAGTTAGGTGGCATGACACCGGCGTTGTTGGCTGTGATCTGGTCGACTAATGCGCGGGATTCTGTATCACCTTCAAATACTGCTTTGGAGTACTCACCGAATGAACGGTATTTTGCCAGAGGGTGCTCGGCTGCTTCGCTCGTAAATACTCGGGCGTGAATGGTTCCTACTTCTTCGCGCAAGCTCTTAACTGCTTCGCGTGCTTCTTGGTCGACCGACACCAGTTCGGCCGATTCGATTGTGTCGGACATTGTTTCTCCTTCTTCTTCTCTAATGCTGCTCACTCCAGCGGTGGAGTAGGCAGGGTATGGGGTGAGCGACACTTCTAGGAGGTTCGCTGCTGTGTGTTGGATCGCATCTTTTGCGCGGTTCCAAGCGGATGTGATCGGGTTGAATCCGACCGACAGGCCTTTGATGGTGGAGGTTCTGGCGAGTACTGCCGCGTCGCGTCCTAGCGCAGTGTCGACGATGTCGAAGTCAATGTAGAGACCGTCCTCGCGGTTTTCCGCGCCGGTAATGATTCCGACGGGTTCGCCGTGACGGTAGGCGAGGGGCTTTCCGATGACGTTGTCCAGGTCGAATGATCCTTCGGCGAATGATTCGCGGACACCACCGATAACGGTTTCCGTGCCGTAGGGGACGGCCATGCCGTGACCTGTGCCGACAATGTCGCCCGCGCTGTCCTCACGCTCTTGAAATATGACTGTGCTTTCGGTGTTGAGTTGTTTCATGCTTACTCCCTGCTCATGGAATAGACCCCAAGTGTGGGTAGATCTAGGATCATTTTTGCTTCATCCTCGGTGATAACGCCGAGAGGTAAAAGTTTCGTTATCAGGTCGGCTGTTTCCAGCGGGTTGGCGCGCAGGAATGATGTCGTGTCGAACTTGATCGTGTGACCGCGAGGCGTGACGTCTTGCATGGATAGACGCTGCTCGATCAAGTGCATCACGGGGCGGAGTGCCGTGTCGAGAAGTTGCCGATACAGGTCAACCCTCGATGAGTAGGTGAGACTTGACCCAGGCACGCCAGCACCAACCCAGATCGGGTCGAGGTTCGCGATGCGGGCCACTTGGGTGGCTGCGAGATTCTTGCCTTCTACGAGTTGTACGTCACGGGCCGAGAAACCCATAACTTGGGCGTCGATCGTGGAGTTCAGGTACGCGGTTCCGCGGTTCGCCCTGGCTTCTTCCCAAGCGTCGAGGAGGAGATCGACCTGTGCGGCGGGTAGGTCAGGGCCG